TCTGATATTGAGCGTGTCTTTTCTCCGACAAATTGGGCTTATGTGGCTCAGAATCCTGAAAAAGCATATTTTTCAAATTGTCCCACGATTCAGAAGTATGACGAAGTTTATGGAGAAGGAAATGCGGAAATGTGGATTTATGCACAAGTGCTGGCATTATTTGGTTCTAGTTCTTGTAAAGATGAAGGGGTAGCACAAGGAATCGGAATATTTGCTCAGACATTTGCATCGTCTGTTCAGATATACAAACTATCAGAACTAATGCTGTTTTTTTCTCGATACAAGTCCGGAAGATACGATAATTCTTTTTCTCAATTTGATGCCCGAAGGATTGGAAATGCCTTCTTTAAGGAGTTTATTCCAGAGAGACAGAAAGAAATTGACCGATGTGAGAAGCGAAAGATTATCGAAGAAGCATTAACTAGACGGGAATTACCTGCCGGATATACAATCCCCGAAGGATATAATCCCTATACTTGGTATTTGGAGACTAAGAGACGTGCTGCCAATGGAGACAAAGAAGCTATTGAGAATTTAAAATATCCCCAAGTACAATTTACATAGTGGTCTATCAGATCGCTATTTTTTTTATTTAATAACCAAAACGTTTTCCTGATGTCGGGAAGACGATCAATACAATTTCAGTTATGAAACAGACAGTAGAAGAAGCTGCAAGGGAATATGCAGATGAAAATTGCTGGATACCAGAAGAACTTCATGATTCAGAGATTCCCGATTATATAGAATATTTTGCCAAGCACTTTATGGCTGGCGCAGAATGGCAAAAACAAAAATCCATTGAAGTTTATCGAAACTTATGTCCTTCATATAAAGTAAGGACACGATACGAATGTGGTAATTATTCCCACCGTCAAGAGTGGAAGACTAAAGTGTGTGACATGAATTGTCAGTACATGAAGAATTTAATGGAAAGACTTTAATTCAAGATAAGAAAATAATGAATGTACTAAGCCTATTCGATGGAATGTCATGTGGTCAAATTGCATTAAAGCAGCTTGGAATTATTCCGGAAGTGTATTACGCTTCAGAGATAGACAAGCACGCCATCAAGCAGACACAACTGAACTTCCCGAACACAATTCAGCTCGGAGATGTCACCCGGGTAGATGTATCTCAGTTGGAACCTATTGACTTGTTGATAGGTGGCAGCCCTTGTCAGTCATTCTCTTTTGCCGGCAAACGTGTTGGGATGTCCACTACCGACAAAGAAGAAATATACACTTTAGAACGCTACCTGGAACTGAAAGAAGAAGGCTTTCAATTTGAAGGCGAGTCATATTTGTTTTGGGAGTATATGCGTATCCTTACGGATATTCGCCAATACAATCCGAATGTGTTATTCCTTCTTGAAAACGTGGAAATGGGAAAGAAGTGGGAACGGGTACTGAGTGAAGCGATTGGCGTGTATGGTGTGCATATCAATTCTGCCTTGGTGTCGGCACAGAATCGGAGGCGCATATATTGGACGAATATTCGGACAAGGAATAATGGCTTATTCGGTGAGCTTCATTCAGACATACCGCAGCCGGAAGATAAGGGAATTTTCCTCAGGGATATATTAAAAGACGAGGTCGATGAAAAATATTATGTTACCTCTAAATGCTTGGAATATATAACTAAAGAATTTAGATTAAAGAAAGGCTATACACAAATTGATTCAGAAGATAAAGCGCTCCCATTAATGGCTAGAGGCTGTACTAATTGGACAGGGGATTATATTCGTGCTGCCATGCGTGGGCGTGAAGATGGTAAGCAGCACCTTGAGCCTCAAATAACGGGCAAGACGAATTGTTTGACCAGTGTTCAAAAGGACAATCTTATTCTTCAACGTAGTCGTGGAAATAACGCAGGAGGCATATTTGAAGGCAAAACTCCAACTCTATCCGCTTGTGCCTGGGAGCAGAATAACTTATTATGTGAACGTCAAAGAAGGAACTACAAATCGCAAGATGAAAAAGCGAACGCTTTTCTTTCTACATCACACAAGGGATCGCAAGCCAATGGCATGACGTTAGTCAGGGACATCATCCAACTAAACCCTTCAAAAGATAGTGGAGGTGTTCAACCTTACCAACAGGACCGTATCTATGATGTAAATGGCATAGCACCGGCTTTATGCTCCGGACATGGAGGAATGGGGTGTAATATAAATACTGACCGCATCCGCAGATTAACACCTATCGAATGCGCCCGCCTTCAGACTATTCCTTCCTGGTATAAATGGGAATGCTCCGACACGCAGCAGTACCGAATGCTCGGCAATGGATGGACAGTAGATGTAATCGCCCACATCCTGTCTTTTATAAAAGAGAAACTAAATATTAACGTAGCTTGAAAAGGCTCAAAACGGAATAGTAATGAGTAGACTATCTGACGAATGGTGCTGTATGAACTGCATCTACTTAGATGATTGTTTGATTAGCGAGCCAAATATGAATTTACTTGACTATTGTCTATCATACATGGATATAGAAAATGAAGGGTACTAATATAAGCATAAAAGATCGTGAATGTTATGGAAGATATTAAAAAGATTTCTATCGTATGCAGTACTGGCGCTGAAACCTATCAAATAGGTGAAGTAAGGAATGGGAAAGTTATTTCAAAAATAGAACGATTCTCCGGTTATGAAGATATGGCAGGAACCGCTTTTCCTGGTAATTTTCTTGTGAAGGATAAAGATGGTAATCATATTGCTGAAATCAGCGATAATACACCGTATGTTATTGAATTTGCGTAAAACAAGAACAGAAAGAAACATTATGGCAGTATTTGAAGAAATAGCATACGGAGTACAGTGCGATGTATGCGGTAAGGTATATATGAATGAACATTCCGGTTTCTCCCTTTGGACGGATGCAAACTCCCCAAAGGAAGAGGCGCAGGACGACCACTGGTTAATTGAAGACGGGAAATGCTATTGTCCGGATTGCTTCGATATAGATGAAGATGATAATGTGACTATAAAAGAGAAGAAAGAATAATTCAAAATAATTTAAGATATGAAACAGACTATAGAAGAAGCAGCGAGTGAATATATGAATATTCCTCCTGTAAAAGCAGCAATTAAATGTGGGGATATTGAAGACCTTGAAAGCCATATCAAAGTGGCATTTAAGAATGGTGCAGAATGGAAACATGAAAAAGCCATTGAAGCTTTTCGTCTTTTCGTAGAAAAATATTGTGCAGAATCGGGAAGAACGGATATTTCTGAGGATTCAGAGCACTACATGAAAGTATTCAATGAATTAATTAACGAATAACTATACTGAAAGGAACATTTATGAAAAAAGAATATACGTGGTATCCTGATAATCAGGAACGGTTTAGTGAAGTTTTTGATTCTATCGAACAAGCAATTGAAAACGCACAAAAAAAGTTTGACTCAAAGGCTGATGAATACGACGAAGATGAAGAAAACTCATCTGTAATAATTATAGGGTTAGTTGAAAAATTTATCATCAAGTCGGCAGTAGAAAGTATAGTAGATGATATTCAAGACAACTTGGAATGTTCAATCAGCGATTTTGCGTTTGGTATGGATTGGGAATCAGAAGCTCAAATATTGGATAAACATAAAGCGGAGTTTAAAGAGAAAGCTGTCGATGCTTTATCCCCTTTGATTGAAAGGTACTTTCATTTCAGTCCAGAGATGAAAAGCATTCCTGTTTTGAAGTACAATTTAGAGGAAAAGAAATATTTATAACAAGAATAACAACGAATCATATCGAGGAGCACCTCGGAATGATATTCAATAAACATAGTAACTAACCCTTTAAAATGATACAGCCCGATCTATTTCGGGAGATATGTTTTTTAGAAAGTAAAATTATAAATTAGAAAAATATGATAGGAGATATTCGTATTAGACGTAGGAAAGATAAATACCACGTAATGGAAGAACAGGGAGATGGTAGATACTTTACTATTGAAGGAGGCAAATGTAATTCAAAGGAGGATGCCAGGGAGCTAAAAAAACGCTATCTGTTCGTTAGAGAGAAAGTTAGATTGTTCAATCAGAATCTTAGAATACAATTGAGAGAAAAGAATAAACCAAATGGATGATCACATAAATCAAAGTTTGTATGCTGATTCAATAAAAGAAGCTACAAAAGTAGAGTTCCTTGCAAGTAGTGAGGAACTTTTTTTATATGCTGTTTCCCTGTATAACTCGATGATGTGGGGCAGAAAGATTGACCGGGAAAATCTTAGAAATAAGAAGAGATCAAAAAAAATAGGGAGAACTAGCAAGGTGTAAAAGCATTGTTCTCCCCAATCATTCACGATTGTATAGCAAATATACTATTTATTTTAAAAACAATCGTGTTATGGAGAGAAATTTTGAAAAGACGTGGGTAAATGTACGTGAAATAGGGATAATTCTTAATGTCCATGCCTTTGTAGTGTATTCGTATTTATTACAGATGGGGGTAAGGTGCATTAAAGATAGATATGGGAACGGGTATGTCAATGGAGTAGATATCACCAAGCATTTTGAAGGTTTAAAGAAATTCGTAAAAGGATTGCGGAATGGAAGAAAGGAACAAGCTCCCCTCAAAGAGCTAGCTTTTATTGATCCCATTATAGGGAGTCATAATGATTGGGAGAGTAAAATGGATGGTTTGGACAAGGTGAAGAAGGATTTTTATGCCTCTTATACCAATCAGGTCTATAGGATCAACCACTACCAGAATTTAAAGAAGGCTTTGTTCCGGTGGGAACGTGCCACGAGAGTTTGGAAGTATGTGGAAGAAGAAAGAACTGCACAAGACCCTAATGAATGGATGAAGAGCATTTCTTTAAAATACAAGCTGTGTAATACGATATACGATGAAGAACGCCGTAAATCTGTACTTGACACAATTTGACATGGCTGTAAGAGTGATATCGGGTAAATTTGCTATTGATAAAACTGATTATAGCATGGCGTACAATTTAAAGGAAATGACTGAAATGTGCTCTAGGTGGGTTGCTGAAAATGGGCTGATGGAGCATGGCGGTGCGAGGTTGAAAGACTTCTGTGCTCATTTCGGCATATCGGATGAAACATACTATAGATGGTTGGAAAATGTGGATTTTGTGGATGCTATAAAAAAAGGGAAAAATGAGTTTAAGGAGAAGCTAGAGCAGAGGTTAGTTGAATCTCTGTCAAAAGCAGCTTGCGGATATGAATTTGAGGAAACCAAAACTGAATATGCAGGGAAGAAAGAAAAGAAGAAAATAGTAACAGTGAAGAATGTAGAGGCGAATGTTGGTGCTGCTATATTCTTGCTTACAAATATATCTCCTGATCGTTGGCGTAATAAACAAGCTGTAACTGATGTGAAGACGGAAGGAGTAACATTGAAGGTCGAAGTATTGAAAGAAGAATCGGTTAGCAATATTAAGAAGCTCTCCACCCTATCGCAGAAACGGAAAAAAGGAGAGAATCAAACAGGGAACTCTGAACAATGAAAACGACCTATGTTTTTGACAGGCTATTAGAAGCCACGGTAAATCCGGTGATTCGTGGAGTATCTTCACGGGGTGGTACTCGATCTTCGAAAACGTGGAGCATGTTACAGTTGCTTTATCTTATTGCTGAGAAATCAGAAGCTCCTTTGCTCATATCGTGTGTAACTGATACAATGCCAGGAGTGAAACGTGGTATGTTTCGCGATTTCAAACGTATGTTGCAAGATGAAGGTCTTTGGAATGGCAAGGCAATGAATTTAACCGAAATGACCTACACTTTTCCTAATGGATCACAGATAGAGTTTTTCGGTTGTGAGAATGCCGCAAAAGTATTCGGTCCTGCACGTGATATCCTGTTTGTAAACGAAGCACAGAGAGTCCCGAAAGAAGTATTCCGGCAAATGGCGGTTCGTACTCGTTTAATGCTGTATGTAGACTTTAATCCGGTTAAGAAGTTTTGGGCACACGACTATTTCAAGGGTCCCGGCATGGTGGAGATCGTCAGCACCTACAAGGACAATCCATATTTGACACCGGAGCAGATCGAAGAGATTGAGAGAAACAAGGCTGATGAAAACTGGTGGCGAATCTTCGGACTAGGTGAAACAGGAGGAACCGAAGGACTGGTATATCCTGAATATGATATTGTGCCGGAGTTTCCAGCGAATTGTAAATGGTGTCTTGGTCTTGACTTCGGTTTCTCTGGTGATCCTACAGCGATTGTAAAAGTTGGCTTCGATAAAGATGATCTTTATGTTCAAGAGATCGCATACTCTACAGGTCTGTTGAATTGGGATATTGCGAATGTCTTGCGCAAGAATGGGCTACATAAAGTTACCACTATTGCGGACAATCAAGAGGCGAAAAGTATTGCTGAAATTTCTCGTTTGGGATGCCGCATATTTCCATGTATAAAGGGAAAAGGATCAATTATGGCAGGTATCTCACAAGTGAAGCAGTTTAAAATGCACATTGTACAAGGTAGCCGAGGCATACAGGATGAAGCAGATAATTACTCGTATGTATTTGACAAGATGACCGGACTCTATGATACGAACGAGGCAGTAGACGAAAATAATCACGCTATGGACGCTATACGATATGCGACTGAGTTTCTGATCGCCAAGTACCGTCCCGGCAAGAAACAAAGAAAAGATGAAGAAAAGCGAAATTAAAACCTTTCGGGGATATGTGCGATATCAGATATATCGCCTATTTACCCCATTTCGTTGGCTATGGAAGACGTTTGTTCGTCTGACAAGTAGATATCAACGCTTAATGCAATTACGGCGTATAGCGAATCTAAAGCCGGATGCTGTGGAGAGTCTTTCGCAAGATGAAGCCGCACTTCTGCATTATATGTCGGAATACTTGATACCTTCCCGTTGGGTAACACGTAAAGGACAGATCATCTATACGTGTCCATCAGTTGAAGATGTGACGCTCTGGCAGATGATCGAAGCACGCAGAGCCGAAACAGTATTAGAACGCGTTAGCGGCTGGACGGAAGGCTATGCTCCAGAGACTATTGCCGACATGGTGAAGCTGACGAAGTACATTGCAGAGCAGATCGGGCAGGCTGACGAGCTGGAACGTGTACTGTTACCGGGTGGAGGTGGTTCCGGTGAATCGAATCCAATCACAGAAGCTAAAAGTGTGCTAGGAATGGTTCAGATCACATCCGAACTGTTTAACTGCTCATTCGAAGATGCGAAGAAGATAAACTACTCTGACGTGATTTTAGCGATCAGCAAGCGTCACGAAGAAGTAGAGAGACAGAAATCTAAAACTAAGTAATTATGTGTAACAAGTACGAAATTATCAGCGACGGCGGGCGTAACCGGATTCGGGCGCTTCGCTCGTTTGAGGTACAAGGGAGGCAAGTCTGCTTCAATGATCTAGGCGGATACGTCTACAATGATAAGACGCTCTCACAGGATGGTAACTGTTGGATATTCAGCGGAAGCCTAGAGTATCCCGGCGTTCATGTGATGGATGAAGCTATCGTTGACATGGGGAACAATCTTGCAAAGGTGGCTAACCGGATGAAGGCGTGCACGATTCGCGGCAATTCGCGCATCATGGGCGCTGTCTCGTTTGAATCCGGATACGTTAATGTGGTGCAGACTCCGGCGATGTACGAGCAAGGAAACTATGAAGGCTATGCGGGCGTTCCGTATAAGGCAAGTGCTACGGCTTCCGCTACTCGTGTGAGAACTAAGACAATGGTTTGGTCCGGACAGGGCGGAATTGTTTCCATTCCGAATGCCGCGTATCAAGTATGTGTAAACAAACTGGATGAGGACGGGATAACGCTCTCTACTACGTCTTTCAAGACTGGCGGCGAAGGCGTAACCATTGATTTGAAGGATTCGGCGGCATTCGTTATCGTAGTACGTAAAACCGGAGAAGCGGCGAATATGACGCCCGCCGATATCACAGAAGCGAATATCACCGTAACATCCGCCGTTGAAACATACTTGGACATTAACAACTCGTCTATCGTTCCAGTATATAACGGAGTACCCGCGAATGTGGAACACCACCTAAAGATCAATGTACAACGTGGGACGAGTACTATGTTCAACTCGTATTCACGAATCGAATGTGCTCATGGTATGGTGAACCTTGTTTACTTCTCGGCGGACTTCTCAAAGGTGAACTGGAACGCCGCATTGACAGGCAACGTGAACACGACGATATCGGGCTTCTTCCGCAACTCCAACGTTGAGACGCAACGGAGTACCGGAAACTACGGAGCGAGTGCAGGACGTAGACTATTCGATGTTACCGATTGCTCGAACTTCGCATTGTCAGACGTTGAGTTTCCCGACCTAACCGCGATACAGGGAAGCGGCAAAACCTTCTATTTCCGTGACTGCAATATGCCGCCGACATCCGCGCTTATCTACTACGATGCAAAGGTGGACACGTGGGATAACATTGACTTCACACAGGTGGAACCTAACCATCTAGGCGAGGCTATCAGCAGCGAACCGAATACTATCCTCGCATCTTCCAATGTGCAGGGAATGTTCAGACTTTACCGGAACGCTGCCGACAAAGTTTGGGGTCCTTTGGTGGAACATCTCGAATCGGTGTTTGACTGGGAGTACGGCGCACTGGAAAGCTCCTACGACTCGGTAATTTACAAGGACTGTACCATCTCCGGAAAGTTTGATTTGTTCGGACGCAACGTATTCGGCGGTACATTGGGTGGCAAGTCAACTGTGACCAACACAGGCAACACCATCCTCAACATAGATGGAAACTTCCGAATCGAGGGGAACGCCTCAGTAACTGACACGCCGCTTAAGGGAACCGGATACTTCGGAGACAACGCGGAGATGAAGAACTGCAAGGTAGAAGGCTACGTTTACATGGCGGACAATGCGAAGGCTATTCCGGAAGTCGTTCCTAACACGCCGATATTTAGAAACTTTATCGCTTCGGGGGATTCTCTGTACTTAGTTCACCGGGCGGCTTCTACGGCACCTGCATACGTAATACTGGAATTGCGGGACCGCGCCACAGTTGCCGGACCGATAGCTTTATCGGGAAGGCTCGTAATGAAGGGAAACACATCTATACAAGGAACGGGATTGATGCTCAATGTTTCGGGCGATTGCGAGATGTTGGATAACTCTTCTGTAACAGGAACGGCGGCGCTAACAGTTGCAGGAAGTGCGGTATTGGCGGGGAATTTCCTAATGAGTTCGGGGAACCAAACGATATACGGTAAAAGGGTTATTTCGAATGTATCACAGATTGGCGAAACTGAATTGCCACCGATGAAAGAAACTTGGTAAATTATGAAATACAGTATAAACAGCAGCGGGTATATTGTAGCCGAGAGAGACATCTACTCTCTCGGCGGCTTTATCCCTAAAGGCTCCGTAGGTTGCAAGGTCGCCAACGGAGATCAGATTTCACAGGATGGTGAGTGTTGGGTAGCTAAGGGAGACATCTCTACGCGCCCGGACTTCCGGGTAAAGGACAATGCCTATCTCGGCGAGTTCGTGGTGGGAACGTCGGCGGTTTACACAGACGGTATAAAAGAACTTAGCGGTGACACATTGGTTCCGGGACCTGTTTGTTTTCGTACCAACGCCGGAGCTGCATACAGTAACTGTGATATGTTCGTGAAGGATAGCTTTATTGGCGTGACTATGGACGTTCTTTGCGGTTCCGCTTCTACGGCGTTCCCTTTCGAGCAAGGAGGATTCAATAAAGACGTTCCCGCCGGAACCTTGTTTACTTCGGCATCCATGCACACATCTGACCCTAACATTTGCCGAACGACAGCGAATCTTCGTCTCGGAAAAGAAACATACATATACATTCCAACAGGGTATAATTGCCGGGTCTTATGGGGGTATTGGAACACAGCAGGACAGTTAGCTTACTCCGGAGAGTCCTTTGCCGTTTCACAGGCTCTTACAAAATTGGAGCACCCTACTTACAAGATGGCGATGGTTCACATATCAAAAGCTAATGGTACGGCAATGACCCCGACCGATTTGCTAGCTACGGGCGCTAAGATTCTCGGACACGTTAGCGGTTCGGTTCGGTCCTTTCTGAATGCGGTATCCGCTTCGGGTACTTACTTTTTTGAGAATTGCCGGGCTGTTTGGAATGTCAGCGATTTCTCCTTCTCAACGGACAGGCACGCAATGTTCGCGGGGTACGCAAGGAATTGTAACATGGTGTTTTATAATAGCGCGGACTTAGGAGTATTCGGAAGGTTCTCAAATATCGAACGATTGGACTTATACAGGCTCGCAACTCCGGCGGACTATTCTGACTCGAAACGTGATACCTTTATATCAGCCTTCGATTGTCCGCTTCTTCGGGTGACAGCAGCGTTCCAAACAGCCGCATTAAAATCGCTCGGAAACCTAGTTCTTCGGAGATGCATTGTACCGAAAGCCATATTCACTGACAACATCCACAACGGAAATGTATACGAGGATATAGATTTCTCTTATGCCAGTGAGTTTATAGAAACTAAAGCAGGGAACAACTTCGATATGTGGAGTTCTCATAAGCAGGGAGAATATGCGGCTATCGGTGCGGGCGTAGCTATCGCGGGGCTAATCAGCAGACCGGAAAACCTTATGACGGGTTCGGTTGTTGGTCCGGATATTCATACCATTCCGCTAGATGGGAACATCATCGAACAAGGTACATACACCGCTGCCATTGGGCAATACTACGAAGACGCGAAAGGTCATTCAAACTTTAGGTTAATGACCGGGAAGCCCGTTTCTACAATTGGATTATCGGTGCCTACAGTACCTTCGGGGTACGTGATAGCCGCGGCTCATTATCTAGACGACGGATTTAAATTCGCTAACAGCGCATCGTACCCGTCAAGTATCAACACGGCGTACCCTTATGTGGTGTTTGTATTTACTAAAGACCCGCCGAGTGAGGCAATCCCCGCGGCGGAGTTCATAGCACTTGGGTTATCTCTGAGATATACTAACTATGGCAAGGTTCCGGAGATCACAGGAAGTTCTTTCATTGGAACAGGCGCGACAGCTAGAGGCGACGTTAAGTTAATCGGAGACCCTTATGTTAGCCGAGTACTGGACCGCAATTTGTGGGAGCGAAAAGCGTTATCCGGTAACTTCACTAACGGATGGGAAGGTGCTAAGATTGAACGGGTGGCCGGGGACCGTATGCTAACCCTAGACTTGCAGGACATAGGCAGTAACGGCGCAACCGTATCGTGTGCCACCGGATACTGGATAATTCCGTATCGGTTTACTAAGGATGGGCTATACTTAGATAATCCGGGGTGGGTTCGGTCTCATACCTTTGGAGCGTTTGAAGGGTATGTAGGAATCCTTATCAAGAAGTCGGAAGGTCAAGCGGATAACGGCGGACTGATAACCGAGGACGATATACCATTGGCAAACGTTAAGATTGTGCAAGCGTTCAAGAAACGACGATACATCACGAATGAACTGGACCGTAAAAGCCCGGAAGACATCTTGTTAACTCCGGATTATTGGCAGCGTGCCACAGTTAGCACGACAGCGCCACAGGTCGGAAAATATTATAAAGACTTAATTTCGTCCTCAACTATTTGGATTATTTTGAAAAGATTGCTAAATGCAGGTGCAACATGGACCCCAACGCTCGGAGACAGTACTACGTATTTAGTAGCATCCAGTTCATGGGACGCATTAACTAAGTTTAAAGGCGGCGGTATCGTGGACGGGGTAGCTCTAACGGCTTTTGAGGTACGGAAAAAGGATTCATCCACAATCACATTAGCAGAAATAGAATCAGCAAGACTGATAGTAGAGTTCATACCGTCACCGCGTATTGTCGTTCCTTATGGATTTAGCAACATTACCGTAGGAGGCGCGAAAGTAAGAATGTACGATAATGCGGTTCTGTCTAAACCTATGGACGCAACGGTACAAGAAGGGACCGTCATATTGAAAGGGGATGCGGTAGCCCGATATGACTTCGTAACGGTTCCCTGCTTTTGTTCCAACGGTCACAGTGACGCAATAATTCCATAATTATGATATTCAGTGACATACTAAACTTTATGGATGGGGAAGCCGTGAAACTCGGCTTACCTATCTATTTCGGAGATAACTACACCGTGAATGAGATGGTGAACGATATTTCCGGAATGTTCCTCACGTTTGACGTTCCGGACGGTGGGATGGCGAAGTTGCCGCCCGCTACCCGGAAGTACAACGTAGTGTTGCAGTGCTTAGACAAGTCATATTACATGAAGAATAACGCCGCGGAACTTGATACATTAATGCGTACCGATTTGGTTTTAAACAAACTAATGTCCGCTTTTGTGTGTCACTTCGATGTAGATGGATTGAGTTTTAAGAAGGTACAGAATATCTATGACTCAATGAAATCCGGATGGAGTGTGACATTTTCTATAACAGATGATTTATTGAACTATGGATAAGGAGATATTGCAGGTTGTAGAACAGATAAAAAAGGAAATCTTCGAATCTTATGTTTCGAAAGGTTTGGTAGCATCTGGTGAATTTGGGCGTGATCTAAAAGTAAACGATCTCGGTGATAGGGTGACTATTACTGCACCGCACTATGTCGTTCAGATGGAGCAGGGTAGGAAAGCGGGGAGTTTTCCGCCCGTCTCTGCAATCAAGAAGTGGATACAGGATAAGAACCGGACGGCGGGTACGAACATCCCGGAGGAAGCCGCTTTCGCTATCGCTTACGTGATCAAGCGGGACGGCATCAAAGTTCCGAACAAGCACAACTCCGGTACGGTCATTTCCGATGTTCTCAATGAGCAGCGCATCAAGCGTCTCACTACGGATTTCTACGCCATCATCAACGCTAAAATCTCTAACATACTACTGAAATGAAAGTACGAATACTATCAACTAATACAACGCTTACGGGCGTAGAAGGGTCCATAATCAAGTATAACGGCTGTTTACCGATATGGGACGGGATATCACAGAAAATTCAGATAACGGACTTACCTACGTCTAATCTGAAATGGGCGTCTATCGGTTTACAAATGACGTACCCGCTTCCGTATTCGCTATATCTCGAACCGGTGGAAGGAATGATACTCGATTTATCTTCTATATTTCATCCGATATCTCCGAAATATCAAGATAAACTGGATATATATAACGTTATGGTGGGCGTAGCCTACACAGTATCGGGGGCTACGAAGTTTCAAGACGTCTATATTCCGATCGTAAACATGAGTGCACCAAACCTTACGTCTCGGATAGGAAGGGCGTGCACGGATTTCGATGATGACAAGGGGATGCGACCGGGCATCATGCACACACTAGATGATGCGTTTTGGTTCGATAGCCGAGATTACAACATGAACTACTTAGTAGACGCCATCTACCGTGACGGGAATCCGGATACTTTCAACTTATCGCAGGGGATGACCATAGGGGACGCTTGTCAGTACAAGAAGATCACTGTCAAGAAGACGGACGGGACAGTAGTAGCCGTGAAGTTCTATCCGGAGGAAATCAATCTCTGCGGTGCGGTAACTCTGAAATGGCTGAACTCTACGGGGTCGTATGACGCTATCTCCTGCACCAACTGGACATTGCAGCCTACTATATCGCAAGGACTGGACGGGGGAGATGTGACGAAACGAGAAATTTCGTGTACGTTCGAAGTGACGGAGGCTAACAAGTTCGCACTTGACAGGCTTTCAGTTTCGCCCGATACGTCCATCATCGGAATACCGGGTACGGGCAACTGGATAAAAACGAGATGTTCCTCCACGACCGGGGTAAAAATGACGGCTAGCGGATTGGTAAAAACAGTAACTTTAAAATTCCAATACTAAATGATCGACATTCAGATTAAAATAAACGATACCTTCTTGGAAGGTTTGACGAACACCGATATTAAGTTATCAGTAAACTCGTCTAGCCCCTACCAATTCGGAGAATCTACCCGTACCTACTCCGGTACGATCAAAGCGCCGAGGAATAAGGTGAACGACGGAGTATTTGCTCAGATGCGGAACTTTGGGGTTATGCGCCGTAAAACGAAATATAGTGCTAAGTTGCTTATCGGAGGCGTGCCAGTCAATAAACAATTTAAGGCGAAAGTATCGTGTAGTGAAACTGGTTACGACATAGCACTGTCTCAATCGGATTTAAAGAGGTCCCAACTACCGAAGGAAATTATCGAAAGGTCTCTTTTGGCATCCGGTGTTAGCAATACACTTTTCTACCCGGCAGAAGAAATAATATACCGGGCTATGGGATTCAACATAAAAGCGAATTTCCCCGATCTAGAAAACGGTTATTCTCCGGGGATATTGATAGAGAATAAAGGACAGAAGGGGATCACCGATGAACTGGTAGGGAAGCCTGTTACCGTCTTTTGGCGATACGCTTCTGAATCGGACGACGGTACGCGGTACTTTAAAGGAAACTTTCTTGACATAAAAGAGTATGAAACGAGAAGTGCTATTACGGCTCCCGGAGGGGTTACCACAAGTACCGTCGCCGTAGTAACGATAGATAACGACGGATACGTTATACTCGATATGTCAAAAGTCGGAACTATCTTGAATTATGTAGTTCTGAAAGCGGTGTATAACAATCAAACCGTTGCGATATTCTATAAGGACGGCGATCAAACCGACATTACGCAGGTACGGTACAAGTATATTTCCACAACTATGAACATACCTATATACCTGTTTCACGGTCTTTACATAAGTCGGGACATAAACGTGTATGATAAGCTAGACGCCGTTCCTCCATCTTTCATGGCTCCGGACGAAGCCGTTAACTTATCCGGGAAGATAACATCTATTTCCGGTTCGGCGGGTCTTACTACGTCTTATGGAGACGTAGGGGTATCAAACGCGGTGGATTTCCTTAACGATGTATGCAAACTGTTCCAGTGGGGATGGAGATACTCGATTAGTAGTGACGTGGACGGGATCGTAACCTATCAAGTATCTATGTACGATTTAATTTCTAGGTTTGTTTTTGACACAGGTACAGGTCCGATTGAGATCGCTGGATCATCGTATCGGCAAGATTGGTCCGATTTCTTCGTATCCCTTGATAAGATAGAGGACGCAGACGAGTTTCCCGGTATCGGTGTAATACGAGCGGGCGAGTACGTAAAGAGTATCCAGCTATCGCGGGCGGCGTTCACCACGAAAGGGGAGATAATAGAAGCAGGAGTGCCCTTGAAAAATGACGGGACGTATCCAAAATTCATAATTCGCAAAACTTCCGGAACTACGGCGGTCCCGTGGGTAGATTATCTTAAGTCACAAGCGTACACAGACAGGCTAATTACGTATTTTAGTCGTTTTTCTGACGCTATAGACGTCACAATTAAAGCGAAAATACCTTATTTCTTCATTCAGGAAGAATATAAAGAGGACGGGGTAGTGTGGTTTGATCAGCTAAACTCCTTCTTTTACGTTCGTTCCATCACTGATTATAGCCTAACCACGCAGGAATGCAAGGTAAAGCTCACTAAAATAAACTTAAAACGCTGATTATATGGCAGATCAAGTTACATTATTAGACCTATCGTTCAACACCGCCGATGCAGCGGACGGATTGGACAAACTGATAAGCAAATCAATAGAGCTTTCGGATAAGAAAGCACAACTGACTAAGCAGATAAATGCAGAAAAGGTAGCGTTCGCCGGGGTCCGGCAGAACTACAAGGATAATCTCATAGACCAGACGGCGTATGAGAAAGCACTGGCGAAGTCTTCCGCTTCCATTGCGAAGTTTACACAGGACCTGGACGGAACGAATGCGGAACTGAAAGCGACGAACCAAACCATCAAGGCGACGACTACGATAATGAACAGTCAAGCTGAATCGGTTGATACTCTTCGTGCCCGTGTCGCAAAGAACACCATCGAGCTAAACAAGATGTCTGTGTCGGAACGCACAACGGGAGAATACGGTAAGAACCTTGCCGCTCAAACTAAAGAGATGGTAGATCAACTCAAAGACTTGGAGAAGGGAGTCGGTGATACCCGTCGTAATGTGGGTAATTACGCAGGTGACATAGAGAAGACAGCCGGAGAAATAGGAGGACTGAATGGAGCAACAGGCATGATGGTAAAAGGGATGTCGGGGGGGATCGCTTCGGTGAAAGCATTCAACGCAGCACTTATGGCGAATCCTTTCGTTGCCATTGCATCCGCCGTTTTGTTCCTCATTTCCACTATTGGAAAGCTAATGGACCGGAACAACGAGCTTGCTACGTCCGTTAAGACCATTCTTGCACCGATCCAACTAATTATCACTAAGGTACTGGATGCGGTAGCCGCACTTTTCGCCGAGATAGTGAAGGTTTTCGAATGGTTGGCGGAAGCCTACATAAAGGTCTACAACTGGCTAGGTCTGATTTCGGATGAAACCGTAGCTGCGATCAATACCGCTAAGGGAATGGCACAGGCGGAACGGGATATATATAACGCTGAATCGGACCTTATAGTTGTGTTAGCCCGGCAGCGGCGAGAAATGGAGGCACAAAAGACCATCCTAGCAGATCAGACCAAATCATCAAAGGAGCGGCAAGCAGCCGCCAACGAAGCCCTACGGATTTCTCGTGAGATGGAGGCGGCGGAACTGAAAATATTAGAGGCGAAGTATCAGCAGATCAAAACGCAAAACTCACTGAGCTACACTACGGATGAGGACCGACGGAAGGAACTAGAGGCATTGGCTGCACTGGAAGAAAAGCGGGCACAATACCTGTCACAACGGAAGGAACTTACTAGTCAAGTCTCCGGCTTGGAGAAAGCAGACATAGCCGCCGTAGCAGCCGCAAACAAGGCAGCAGCAACCGCAAAGGCAGCAGCCGATAAGAAGGCAGCAGAGGACGCAAAGAAAGCGAAGGAGGACGCCGAGAAGAAAGCAGCCGAGACAGCGAAGAAAGTACAAGCAGAAGTACTGAAAAGCTACGAAGCTGGGATAACCGAATTACAATTGAAGATTCGGGAACGCAACATCGGTATCGTTGACAAGCAGAAAGCGATTGAAGACCAAAACGAGCTGAACCAAGCCATCTTGGAGAAAGAACGTTTCCGGTTACAAGAAGGCTTGATAACTCAGCAGGAATTTGACAATACGAAGTACGAGATGCAGGTATCCTTACAGGAAAAGATATACGCGCTCGAACAAGAAAAGGCTGCTAGGGACAAAGAAGCCGCGGCGATGGACCTAGAGAACAAGCGTATCATTGCGGAGCAAGACATCGCGGACGACTTCGATTTGCGCGCCATGCAGCTTGAACAACAGCGGGCACAGGAACTTGCGAATGCTGAGAAAATAGGCGCGGATACCACCCTTATCAATGAGAAGTACAACAACTTGATGAAGAAGAATGACGCCGCCCGGCTCAATGCACAGTTATCGGGTGCGGCGGACGTCGCCGGGCAAATGTCGGACCTGTTAGGGCAGGAATCGAAAGCCGGAAAGGTCTTCGCGGTTGCACAGGCTACGATTAACACGTATCTCGGAGCTTCGAAGGCATTGGCACAGGGCGGAATTTGGGGAGTAGCACAGGCTGCAATCGTTATTGCCGCGGGTCTTAAGCAAGTAGCGTCTATCGTGAAGGTGAAGGACGATGTACCGAAAGTAAAGAGTAACGTTCGCAAATTTGCCAAAGGCGGTACGGTGTTTGGTGCACCGCATTCGCAGGGCGGTGTTACGTTTACCGGGTCCAACGGGCAACAGTTCGAAGCGGAAGGCGGAGAGAATATGTATATACTCAACAAACGTGCATCTCGTGCTATAAATGCGTTGTCTGCTCTTAATCAGCAATACGGGGGGCGGTCTTTTGGCAATTCTAATGCTTACCGATATGCACAGGGGGGAGGATTCGATGTTATCAGTACTCAATCTTATACGAATCTTAATCGGTCTATGTCTAAGCAAACGGTTGATTTGTCCGACAAGACAGTGGCAGCTATCGCACTTGCGTTTGTAGAAGGGGTAGAGAATGCTCCAAATCCGATAGTTTCAGTCCAAGATATTACCGATGTACAACAAAATCGTACAATTGTTATTGATTCCGCATTGGGCTAATTCGTATTTGCTACAATTTGCGGATAGTAAGTAAGTTGCAACAGTTATTTTTGTCTTGAAATATAGTTTATAAGATAAAATAGTTTATTATATGAATGTCTAATTTATGGATTTCAAGAAAATACGAATTATAGAGGCGGGACCGACCGCAAACGATTGGACGGACGATGTTAGCGGTGAAGCAAAAACCGGAAAAATCGTCATTACTCCGGAATCGCTGGCGTCCCTTGTGGCGGCTGGCAGTATTCGCCCTATCCATTCTCGCCGGACACACAACGGTAACGATCTACTGGACCAGTACATCGGTAGTTTCTCTAATTTCGTTGAGGAAAACGGAGTAGTCTACGCCGATCTGACTTTTTCGGAAGCTCTCTTAAAGAACTATCCGCAGGAAGCGGGATTCATGCAAGACATGATTGAGAAAGAACCGGAGATGCTGGGTGTTTCAGTCGTAGACTTAGACACTAAGGTTTGGAATGAGGCGAACCAAACATGGGACGTAACGAGTTTTGAAGAATTATTCACGTGTGATCTTGTGGGCTTACCAGCCGCGACAAGCTCGCTTTTTAATAACCAAAAAACAAAGAACAAAATGGGTCTTTTATCAAGCATTATCAGCACCTTTTCAAAGAAAACGGAGCTTAAAGAGGAAATCGTAGAAACGGTTAACGGCGAAAAGATCACTATTAAGGCAGCAGGAGAAGAGGCTGCCGTAGGTGATGAAGTAGTAAAAGAGGACGGAACCGCCGTGGAAGATGGTGAGATCACCGTTGATATCCCGGAAGAGGGGAAAATCGTTCTCGTGATCAAAGATGGCAAGATAGCCGAGTTCAAAGAGTACATGGACGAAAAGCCGGAGGAAACACCGGAGACAGAAACCAAGACACCGGACGAATTTTCTCAGCGTCTAACTGCTCTTGAAACATCTTTGGGTGAGATTAAAACAATGCTTTCCAAGCAAACGAAAACGCCACCTGTCGCAACTCGTACAGTAGGAGGAAAACCGAAAACAGATGCACAAAAAACGCAACTGTCCAACGAAGAAGCCAGAGCGAAGGCACGTGAGGCGATGGTCAAATTCGCTAAACAAAAGTAATCACTTTTTAAATTATAGGAGACTAAATTTATGGCAATGACTTTTACAGACTTAAACAATCTGAATATTAATACCCTTTCTGACGTTATCTCTTTAACCGTCGGCTTGGTGGGTGAAATGGAACGCGGCGCGACAGTGCTTGCCGGACTGGATAACAAAACGCCTATCGTTACTTTCGTAGCGGATGACAAGGCATTACGTAAATCGGCAGGATGCGCCGGAACTTACGAGTACAACAGCATTAAGGACAACGTGAAGTACTACGACTTCCAACCTATCGAACTGCCTATCGTAGTTTGCTTGCAAGACCTTTGGGGCAAGATGGTAGCGAAAGGTATCCATTTGTCCGACGACTTCGATTCAACTCAGTTAGCGGGATTCTTGGCAGCAGAAGTACTGAAAGTATTGGAAGCTGACTTGCTCCGCTTGGCTTGGTTGGATGGAACTAAGACAGGTGACGTTGCATACAACATTTTCAAGAGAGGCGGTTTCTTGAAACAAATGCAGGATAGTTCTGAAACAGTTCTTGCATTGACACTGGACGACAATGTTACTACTGGCGTAGAGGCTACAATGAAGAAGCTGATTGACAGCCAACGCCCTGATCAGAAGGAAAACTCTGAGTTCTTCGTAACTTCCAACGTAATGCGTCTTTTCAAGAACTTGGTTCAGAAGAAGGACAACGCTACGGCTCAGGAACATTTCGAAAACGGAAAACCTGTGTACACTATCGAAGGTTACAAGATCAATGAGTTGCCGCACGTGTCAGCTTCTATGTTGGCAGACGCAACCGATCAGAAGGCATTTATTGCGTTCACCCCGAAAACCAACATCCAAATCGCTTTGGAAGATTCAAGTGTGAACATTAAACCGTTCATCCAAGACGCTAAGGACCGCAAGTATTACAGTCACACCGTGTTCGCGTCTGATGTAATGGTAGCTATCCCGGCGATCATGAAACTTGCAACAACAGCGAAATAACAACAAAAACCGAAACTATGGCTTGTATTAAATTAAATAAAGCGATTGTTTTTGGGTGCACAGGCGGCTCCGTCGGTTTGGCGGGGCTGTACCTTGTTAACAAGGCGGATTTAGCTTCTTTCGTAGTCGGTAGTGATGTAGTGCTTAACTCCATAACATTAGTATCTGGCGCGAAAGCTATTCCGGTTGATTGTTACAAGAACGGCGCGAAGATGGCGGACGCACTTCGTACACTAGACGGCGCGGCGGGAATGGAGCAAACAGTAACGTTAACGGTCTACGATAAGACTTCGGACGGCATGGCGATTCAAGAAGCCTTGCTATCGGGTAATTTCGTAGCTTTTGCAAAACTCAAAGACGGTGGCAGTATTAAAGTCGCAGGGCTTTATGCAGGATTGGAAGCGGCAAGCATGGACGGCGATTCATCCGCAGCGGGCGGATTTGTAACCGTTACCTTGAAAACGCCGGATAACTCACGCGGAGACCGCAACATCGTTGCACTACCCGCAGTATGGACGTACTTAGAAGCTAACAAATTAACTTAACAACATGGGATGTATCAGTAATATAACAGGTGCCATCACCTATGACTGCTTAGGCGGTGCGGTTGGAATAGCCGATTTGTTGCTCATCAACTACTCGGACATCCAATCTATTTCCATTGCTTCGGGCGTAGCTACGGTTACTCTCACGAGCACTGGAAAGACTATCCGAGTTGCTTCTATCCGGAAGGGTGCGAACGCGACAGAGGAACCGAGAATCAACGAAAACGCCCCGAACGCCTTAGCTCAGTCGGTGAACTTCACGGTTTACAAAAAGACTTCTGCTGAGAACGTGTTTATCAACACTATTCTAAATTCCCGCCTCGTGGCGGTGGCTAAGATGGTCGAAACGGGAGTTTACCGAATCTATGGATGTAACTACGGTTTGGAGGTTTCCGGGCTGGAAGAATCTGCGAACGAAAACGGCGGATACACCGCTATTACATTAACTACACCGGAGAGTGTGCTAGGAGAAGCGCGTGCAAGCGTGACAGAATCCACATGGAACGCTCTTTTGGCTAAAGCAACTTAACGAAATGGCTTGTTTGAAAAGAATATCACAGGATTTAGCGTTCGATTGCGCGAATCCGGGCTTAATCTCCGGTATTGCCGGAATCGAAGAAGCCGTAATTTTGAACTACGAGGACATTTCCAGTATCTCGGCTTCTCCTTCTACAGGCGAAGCTGTTGTAACCAAGAAGGCGGGAACTAGAGGCTACACCGTTCAAGCGGTAAAAAACTCTATCCAAGTTACTGAGGCAGTACGTGCCAATGATAACGCCCCTACGATGGTGGAAATCTCAGTAGTAATGAAGTTACTTTCGTCTTTGCCTGTTGTTACGTACATTATCGGGCTTTTGTCCGGTTCGTTCCTTGTGGCGGTGAAAACGAAAAACAATCAGTATTTCATGTTGGGCTGCACGTCTCCTTTGGAGGTATCCGATTTTGCAACGGACAGCGCTACGGACGGTGTTTCAACCGCAACTTTAAAAACGCCGGACGGATCGTGCGGAGACTTCCGATACAGTATCACGGCGGCACAGTATAACTCTTTAAAATCAGTATAACATGGCTACAAGAAAGAAAGCTGCTAAATCAGTAGTAACCAAAGATATTAAACCGGGTCGAGAGCTTTTACAGTTGACCGATGAAATCGAAATCCTGCATCTTTGCATGAGTATCACGCATCTTAAACTGGACCCAATGTGTCACATGGATAAAGCCTACGCAAAAAGGTGGTATCAAGAACACTACTTGACAGGCGTACACGTTCGTTACGTGATGAAACCGGGACTGTCAATCAATCACGTGGCGGATGGTATCGTTTACCGCGCTTTCAACTGCACGGATGCGATTGCGGAACGCCTCATGAGCGAAAACAAGGCATATTCCGCTTACTTCGAAGACTTGGGACCACTTAAGTCAATGGAAGACGAACCGGAAGTACTTCCCGCACCGGAAGAACCGGAAACGGAAACGCCCGCTCCTGTTGAACCGGAAGCTCCGGCAGAAGAAGCCCCGGCGGAAGGGAAGTCGATTGACGAGGAACTGGCAGAACTAGGTTAAACTTTAAACAAGCGTTGATATGATAGCTCACAAGAAAGTAAATGTAATAGTAGACAGAGCGCTCAAAGTTAACGCTAAAGTTTCCGAAAAAATCGTGGGATACGGGGAAGGGAACCTGTATCCCCAAATTTTATCAGAGCTTATCTACGCAAGTAAAACGGCTTCTCTCAGCGTGGAACGTTTGAGTGAAGCTATCGAATGCGAGGGCTTCAAGAATCGGGAATTTGGCGAAATGGTGAATGCGCACGGTGACAATATGGACGACATACTGAACATGCTTGCGTATGACGTGGCACGTTTCCGAGGATGCGCTCTGATCGTTCAGTACGGCGGAGATTATCGCCCGAAGATGATTTATCCCGTTCCGTTCGAATATGTCCGTGCCGGGCTTAATAAGGACTACCTTACTAATCCTGTCATCCATAAATATGTAGTATTCAACAACTGGGATCGCCAAAACATCAAGTCAACCGTACTTGACAAGACAGCCGTAACCTACCCGGCATTTAATCCCGACAATTTCGCCGAGGAAGTAGAGTTTTTCGGAGGCATCGAAAACCACCCCGGACAACTGCTCTACGTGAACTTCTTCACTACGAAGCCCTACCCGCTTTCCCCGTTCCATGCGGTCCAATCAGAGATGCAAGCCGAAGCCATGAACTCGACCTACGTAGAACGCACCTTGACACGAGGCTTCCACATGTGTTCAATTATATCTCATGGAGAGTTTACAGAGCAAGAGGAACAGAACGCTTTTGTGGAAGGGATTAAAAAAGTTATGGGAGCACAGGGTGCGGGAAGCGCAGTTCTTGTTCGTGATGACAATGCTTTGTCTGATAAACCGTTTATCAAGGTAGACCAGCTAGGAGTTCCTATTGACGCTAATCTGTATAAGGCATACAACGAACCGTTGAAAAAGGATATCGCATCACAAGCATATAACATCCCTATCCCATTGGTTGATTCTTCGCTTATTTCATTCTCGAATGCTTCGGGCGAAGTTGTGAAGGAGATGCAGAAGGTTTACCGCCGCTCTGTAACTAAGTTACGTAGTAAGCTAAGCCGCGAAATAGCGAGGGCGCTAGACCTACCTACGGAAATGTGTGAAATATATAACGAGTTGGAAGAATCCGCTCCGGAAGTCATCCCAAATACAACAGGAAATGAGTAGTTTTTTACCAGTACTAAAGAAGTTCCGCGAGATATTCGATATTGCGGCGGACGTGAAAGATACCGAGATCAACAAATGTATCCAAGAAGCAGATAAGCTCGATATAAAGGTGGCTCTTTGCGGTGATACATTCTTTTCGGTATCGAGTGAGCTAGGAGGTGGAAAAGGAGAGAGTGATATCCCTTCCGGAACCGATTCTGATTCTAATTATTCGTTAGATGTTGTAATAGCCGGGAAAAACTACAATATAGTTCCTCTTTACACGATCCTATGTTACTATGCGTTTGTACGATATCTCAGATCGGCAGATCAGAAAAGTACATCGACAGGTCTAAAAATTCAGCAATATGGTAATTCTATAATTGTACCAGATACAAGTAAGAGCAAACGTTGGGAGGAAGAAAGGGGAAAAGCGGACGCATTTGCAGAAGATTTCCACAAGGTTTATGAACTCTTGAAAAATTCCAAGTCAACACAGGAGAATACTTGCTGTAATCCGGTGAAAGGATATAGAGTATGTTTTATAAGTTAAAATAATGAGGAAATGAAAAGGGAAACGAGAGACGATATCATGATTTGGTCTGCTGTGGGAATGCTATTCGCAGGAGTGGTAATGTCGTTCACAGGTTTTTTTTGTGAACCGATGGGGGTAATTCATGACTCAGTATTATGGTTCTTCGCGCAATGTCTCTTATATGCGGGAGCTGTGTTTGGGATACCCGTCTATGTCAGAACTAAAATTAATAGTATGATTGGAAATATACCAGGAAAAGAAAAGGAGGGTAAATAATGAGCTGGATCATGAAAAGTAATCGCCCTAAACATCTGCTGTATGCTATTCCACCAGGAGCACTATTTACTATTTTGTTTGTAGCAGGATTGGCGGCAGGAATGGAATTTAAGGACAGAGTTTGGGGTGGAAAATGGGATTGGCTTGATATTGTGGCAACATTAATCGGTGGAGCTATCGGGCAGCTAATTCAAGTTTTAATATTGATTTTAATTTTATAAAATGGCAGAAGTGAAGAAATTAGTACCGTTCATCCTAAAATGGGAAGGCGGTTTTGTAAATGACCCTGACGATCTAGGAGGAGCAACTAATATGGGTGTAACAATCGCTACTTACGAGGCGTATTGCAAGAAGAAAGGCTATCCTAAACCGACTATAGAGAGATTGAAGAATCTTTCTAAAGAAGAATGGACAGAGATCATGAAAACAATGTATTGGGACAGATGGAAGGCTGACGAGATAAAATCTCAGTCAGTAGCTAATATCTTGGTTGATTGGGTGTGGGCATCCGGTGTACATGGTATCAAGATACCACAGGAATTAGTCGGTGTACTACCCGATGGTATCGTCGGACCGAAGACTGTTGCGGCTGTCAATTCTCGCAATTCCCGTGAATTGTTCGACCAGATCAAACTAGCTAGGTTTGACTTCATAGAAGAGATTTGCCGGAAGCGTCCTGCAAACAACAAGTTTAAACGGGGATGGATGAACC